GCCGAGGACTTTCTATAGCGATGCTCTATGCATGTACAGCATGTTAGGTCTAATAAGATATATTAGCAGTTTAACCTAGGATATTGGACGTAATATCGGATTTATATACCACATATAGCAGTTTATTGCCGAATTATTGACCTTACATCTAAACTAAATGACACCTAAATATTTGACTTAATTACACTTTATGCTGTGGCAAGGTTGAGGTCTATATATATATCCACGGAGAAAAAATTTTTTATTCACTGGGTGTCAAAGACACAATACTCCCAATATCGACAACAAAAAGATAATCAAGTCAAATACTTAGGATATATTGGGGCAATTATTGAGTCATATTGCCTATAACCAAAATTAGAGCTGCTAATACAAACTGGCATAAGTATACCGAAAGATCGCCTGAGTTACAAGGGCTAGACCTCGCGTATGCTGAATGAGTCAACCTTGTTCCCTTGGTTTGCCTATATGTATACGAGGTGCGGCATTGGTTGATCAATTTCCGTATACAACCAGCAACCAGTAGTGTATAATACATTATCTAAGCATGGAGTATTAACATGGACGCGCAAACATTCAAGCGATGGGTCCACGAGCAAGCCCACGCAGATACACCCCAACTTAAAGAGGGCAAAGGTACAAAACGGTGCCCGCAGTGCCGAGAGGTGAAGGCTGAGACTAATTTTACCTGGTCATCTGGCCTTGGCTACTTCTGCAAGGAGTGCAGTCGTAAGAAACTAAACGCTGTGAAGAAACACTTTCAGCGGCGTAAATCTGGAGTACGGAAATGAGTGGCGTATCGATGACAGTAACACTGAAGAAGGAAGGTGAAGCGCGCAAGTGCCCCCGCTGTAAGGAAACTAAGCCTCACGAGGAGTTCTACGCGTACCTGACTAACCCGTACTGCAAAGAGTGCACGCGGGAGTATTACCGTGTTCGCAATGCAAATAAGCGTGTAGCTCGGGAGTTGGCCCATGTCTGACCGACGCTGCGTACGATGTGGGACTCTGAAGCCCTTGTCCGCGTTCGACAAATCCACGAAGCGCGTAGCGGGACACCAGGTCATCACGTACTGCGGCGCATGCAAGGCTTGCAGTTCAAATTACTATCGCGCCCCCACGCGTGCGCCCGCCCCCGTAAGGCGATATAAACTGAACATTCCGCGACAGTACATGAACGGCTCGGCGAGCGCCAAGGAGGTTGGAAACCTGGTTGAGGCCTTCGCAGTCCCTTTGCGCGTGTATTGTGGGCTCGATCCGTTTGTTGCGCGCTTTCAACCCCTGGACAAGTTGTTGCAGCACCTCCGTACGCTGGAGAAGTTCCCAGCAGAGGAAGTGGAGGCGACTATTAACCGAAGTCTAATCATTTGAGGATCCTACCATGACCAAGCACTACGACAACGGCCAGGGTAACCCACTAGTTAATAAGCCGATCCTCGATACGCTGGAGGAGGAGGGTGTCGATCCAATCCGTATTATGGCAAAGTTTGCTAGCGGTGAACTGGCCGAGGACGCCGATCAACAGTTGGCTGCAGCAAAGGAACTTGCGCAGTACGTCCATCCGAAGAAGCGGTCTCTCGACGTCAACAAGGAAGTCAAGGCCTCCGTGACGTTTAGCGTCGTGCGATTCTCTGACGTGATGCCGGACCAGGCTGCGATCATGGCGGATCAGCTGGACAAGTTACAAGGTAGCCGGATGATGCTCGACAATCAAGCGGCCCGCAAGCTGATGAAGGATGTTACGGAGCTGGACAACGTAACCCTTGAAGCCATGCGCACCGACGTGGAGAAACTGAAAACTGACGAGGACGGGATCATCGATGTGTAAGGATGCGACAAATGCCTAACATACAAGTACCAGTCAACTGGATGCCGCGGATGTACCAGATTCCGCTGTGGTCGTACCTAGAGAAGGGTGGCAAGCGGGCCGTTGCTGTGTGGCACAGACGCGCTGGCAAGGACGCTACGGCGCTGAATTGGACGGTTGTCTCCGCGTTTACCAGACCGGGCTTGTACTGGCACCTACTGCCTACGTATAACCAGGGGCGGAAGATCGTTTGGGACGGCCGGACGAAGGAGGGCAAGGCGTTTCGTGATGCTTGGCCTAAGGAGGCCATCAAGTCGGAGAACAACACGGAGATGAAACTGGAGCTGGAGAACGGCTCGATCTGGCAGGTCGTCGGTACTGATAACGTCGACCGCCTGGTGGGGGCAAACCCCGTCGGGTGTGTGTTCTCTGAGTACTCGCTACAAGACCCTCGCGCGTGGGATTATATTCGGCCAATTCTGGCAGAGAACGGCGGTTGGGCTCTCTTTATCTACACGCCACGGGGTCGCAATCACGGCCATGAGATTATGGAGATGGCAAAGCGCAATCCGCGGTGGTTTGCACAGACACTCACGATTGAGGACACAAACGCAATTGGCGTAGATGTGATTGAGGAGGAGCGCCTTGCGGGTATGCCCGAAGAGATGGCGCAGCAGGAGTTCTATTGCTCGTTCGATGCGGCACTTGTCGGGTCGTACTATGGTACGCAGATGGAAAAGGCCCTCAAGGAGGCGCGCATCTGCACAGTCCCCTATGAGCCACGACTAGAAGTCCACACAGCCTGGGACTTGGGTACACATGACTCAACGTCTATCTGGTTCTACCAGGTCTCAGGGATGGAGATCCGGATCATCGACTACTATGAGAATAGTGGCGAGGGGATGGTTCACTACGCGAAGATACTTGCTGAGAAGAACTACCTGTACGGGAAGCACTACGCGCCGCATGATATTGAGGTGCGCGACTTCTCAGTGGGCAAGAGCCGCAAGGATGTCGCGGCAGCCCTTGGAGTCAAGTTCACCACAGTACCAAAGCTTTCCGTGCAGGATGGTATAGAAGCCGTGCGAAACATCCTGGGTAAATGCTGGTTCGATCAGTCGAAGTGTGACCGTGGGATCGAGGCTCTTCGCCAGTATAAGAAGAGCTGGAACGACAAGATGCGGTGCTATAATGACTCGCCTGACCACGATTGGACATCACATGGGGCCGATGCGTTCAGGTACTTGGCCGTTGCGTTCAAGGAAAAGCGGCAATACGCCGTTAAGCTGCCGCGCCAGACAGAGAGTAACTATGACCCGTTGGGATATTAAAATTCCGAATACGGGCAGAACAGTCATGGTATAATGTCATAATCGGAGGTAGGTATGAATTATCGGCAGGCAACAATTGAGGATTGGCCATTCGTCCAGAAGTATGGGCGGCAGTTCTTCGACCTGTCTGGCTGGAAAAAGGTGCTGGGTGACGATGCCGATTGCACACAAGGGCTCGACCAGCTGATTGGCGCACCGAACGTCTTCTTCATGGTTGCTGAGGACGGGGACAAGATCGTAGGCGGTATCGGGGTGGTGGTTGCGCCATCGCAAACTGTTCAGACAAAGCTCCTGGCCCAGGAACTGTTCTGGTACGTCGATGAGGATTACCGCCACACGCGAGTTGCTATCCAGCTGTATCGGTCCGCCGAGCGCTGGGCAAAGGATGTTGGGGCTGTTGCAATAACAATGGCTCTACTAGAGGGGTCCATGCCCGACACCGTCGCAGAGATGTATACACGCATGGGCTACGAACAAGTTGAGCGCATTTTTGTGAAAGGATTGTAACATGGCTATCGCTACATCAACGGCTATGCTCATCGCAGCTGCTGCAACGGCGGCATCAACGGCATACTCTGTGCAACAACAGAAGAAGTCGGCGTCCAAAGCACGTGACGCTCAGGAACAGGCCGCCAATGAGGCTAAAGCCCTGAACCAGGCAGCTTCGGACAAGGCTGCGGCAGAAGCTGCTGCTAGCGCGCGTGACAAGAACCGCTTGCGCGCAGGCCGTTCTTCAACGGTACTTACCGGCTCGACTGGGGATACGTCCACGGCAAGCACCGCTACCAAGACCCTCCTGGGAGGCTAAATGAACGATCAACAGCAGATTGCTGGGGACCTCTGCCAACGCGTGGAGGAGCTCAAGCAGGAAAAGCAGAACTGGAACCGCCTCTGGCAAGATGCTGCAGATCTAGTGTTGCCGCGTCGTGGCGCGTTCTACGACGAACGTACGCCGGGTCAGGAACTCCAGAACAAGATCTATGACTCCACGGCACCGTGGGCGCTAGAGCAACTGGCGTCAGGGCTGCATTCGTACCTCACGAGTCCCACGCAGCGCTGGTTTAGGCTGGCGCTTCCTGTGGAGATGGAAGACTCCCTCAGTGAGGATGATGAGGTTCAGCGCTGGTTGCAGAACTCAACGGACATCATGTTCGGGGTCTTCAACTCGCAGAAGACGAACTTCAATCCGCAAGCCCACGAACTCTATCTCGACCTTGGTGCCTTTGGCACGGGCATCATGTACGTTGAAGAAGAGTACGTGAATGCGCCGCTGCGCTTCTGTACGTATCACCTGGCAGACTGCGTTATTGATGAGGATGCCTACGGCCGTGTAGACACCATCGGTCGTACGTTTAAACTTGAGGCCAGGCAAGCTCTTCAATTGTGGCCTGACTTTCCGTCAGCTAAGTTCCAAGAAGAGGCCCGCAAGCACCCTCTGAAGAAGCATGACTTCGTCCACTTCGTGGCACCACGTAAGGACTTCGATCCGCGTTCAGCGTCTCCGAAGGCGCGTCGCTTTGCCTCATGGTACCTGTACCCACAGGAGAAGTTGGTGCTGGCCGAGTCTGGCTACCATGACTTCCCGTTTATGGTACCGCGCTGGAGCAAACTGACAGGCGAACGCTATGGGCGTAGCCCGGCAATGACAGCCATGCCCGATATTCGCATGGTTAACGCCATGGCAAAGACCATTATCGTGGCGGCCCAGAAAATTGTTGATCCGCCGCTTATGATGCCAGATGAGGGCTTCCTACTTCCGATCAAGACGTCGCCAGGTGGTATCAACTACTACAATTCGACACTCAACCCAGAGCAGTTGATTCGGCCGCTGGAAACTCGTGGTCGCGTAGATATTGGCTTCGACCTGATTGACTCACGCCGGCAACATATCATTCGTAGCTTCTTCGTTGACTGGATGAACTTGCAGGAAGGCCCACAGATGACGGCCACTGAGGTTATGCAGCGCACTGAGGAAAAGATGCGCCTCATGGCTCCAGCAATTAGTCGCCAGCAGTCCGAGTTCCTCGACCCATTGATCGATCGCGTCTTCGGCATTCTTCTGCGCAAGGGCTATTTCGGAGAGATTCCACAGCAGCTAGCAGGTGTTGAGCTGAAGGTTGACTATGTGTCGCCAGTGGCTAAGGCTCAGCGCATGACGCAGGTCATGGCCTTCCAGCGCATGATGGAGACCCTCGCGCAAGTAGCTGCTGTTAAGCCGGAAATCCTTGACAAGATCGACGGCGACGGCGTGGTTGACTTTATGGCTGACGTGTACGATGTGTCGTATAAGACCCTGCTCACGGACAAGCAGGTCGCAGACCTTCGCCAACAACGTGCTGATGCGCAGGCCAAGCAGGTCCAAGCGGAGCAGCTGAACATGGCGGCAGACTCGTTTAATAAGGCCGGTAAGGGCGCCGCAAGCCTGGCTGTGGTTAACGGAGGCAAGAATGGTGCGTGACGCCCTCCAAAAGATTTTCGGCAACAAACACGCGCTGGTCGAAGCTTATCGATCAACGTTTGAGACACCTCAAGGCGAGGTCGTTCTCGCGCACCTGGCAAAAAACTGTCATGTGTTCGAACCTGTCGTCGCCCCCGGTGATCCGCACCTTACGGCTATGCGGGATGGTGAGCGCCGAGTTGTTTTGAGTATTCTCAAGATGCTCAACTACGATCTTGGCAAACTTCAACAATTGATGGAGCAAACAACAAATGAATAAATTTCAGCGGCATGTTCTTCGCGCCCCCGAGGGCAGTGAAGATGGTTCTGGCGGTTCAACTCTGACCGGCGGCACTGGCGGAGCGGCAGACTGGCGGGGTTCTCTGCCTGAGGACCTGCGTGCGCACCCGGCACTCACTGACATTAGGGACGTCGGCGGTCTCGCAAAATCCTTTGTCCACGCACAGTCGATGATCGGCGCCGACAAGATTGTTCTGCCGAAGGCCGACGCTTCGCCGGCTGAGATGGCTGACTTCTACAATAAGCTCGGGCGACCCGGCGCGGCAGACGGATACAAGTTCTCCGAGACCACGGTCGAAGGTGCGCCGAGGGATGAGGCTACTCAAAAGTGGGCCCGAGACATCTTCCACAAGCACGGTCTGACGCAAAAGCAAGCTGACGGTCTGTATCAAGACTATGTGGCCAAGGTCGGCGGCGACATGAAGTCTATGCAAGAGGCTCGCAGCGCTCAGCGTGAACAAGCCCTTGAGCAACTGCGCGGTGAGTGGAAGGGCAATGAGTTCGACGTTAACGTTCAACTTGCACAACGTGCGGTCAAGACCTTCGGCAGCGAAGACCTCGTCAAGTACCTGAACGAATCGGGCGAGGGTGACAATCCGATGCTGATCAAGTTGTTCGCAAATATCGGCAAGCAACTGGGTGAGGATCAGGCCTTCGGCGGACGCTCCTCACAGTCGGGCTTTGTTGCCGGACCGGAAGCGGCCAAGGCTGAAATTGGCAAATTGCAAACTGACACTGACTTCCAGAAGGCCTACATGAACAAGGACGCTCCCGGCCATAAGGAGGCTGTCGAGCGAATGGAACGCTTGTTCAAGGTGGCGTACCCTGGCAAGGTCGAAAGTTAATTTAATTTCCGAGAACGCCTTGTTTACACGGGGCGTTTTTGTGTTATAATACCAATCATAGACGGGTAGCACGCAAGTGTCCGTATGACTGGGGGAATAGCCTCCCACCGAACGCAGGTGTTGAATTGCCAGGAGGGTCCGGATTACCGGGTAGCTTTCCGAAGAATCGTTTAACCACTTTTCATCGGAGACTATAATGTCCTCCCAAGTTGATACCGCATATGTGTACCAGTACCGGAACAACGTTTCCATGCTGGTCCAGCAGAAGGGTTCGCGTCTGCGCCCCTTCGTCCGTGTCGAACCGCAAAACAGCGAGTTCGAGTTCTATGATCGTATCGGTGCTACCGACGCGGTTGAAATCACCGGTCGCCACCAAGACACCCCGCTGGTCAGCACTCCGCATGACCGCCGGCGCGTCTCCCTGCGTGACTATGACTGGGCTGACCTGATCGATCGTCAGGACAAGCTGAGGATGCTCATCGATCCGACGAGCGCTTACGCGATGAACGCTGTCTTCGCCATGGGCCGCAAGATGGACGACGCCATCATCGGGGCTGCTTTCGACACTGCGTACAGTGGCAAAACGGGTCAAATCACCGTGCCGTTCCCGGCCGGCAATCAGGTTGCGGTGAACTACGTTGAGTCTGGTTCTGCGGCCAATGGCAACTTGACCATCGGCAAGATTCGCCGCGCCAAGGAAATTCTGGATGCGTACGACAACGACCCGGATGAAGCTCGCATTATGACCTGCACGGCCAACAGCCTGCACAGTCTGCTGCGCAACATCGAAATCACGTCACAAGACTACAACGTGGTCAAGGCACTGGTTGAGGGCAAGGTTGACACGTTCATGGGCTTCAAGTTCGTGCGTACGCAACGCCTGCTGACTGACGGTTCTGGCTATCGTCGCCACATCGCCTGGGTGCAGTCGAAGCTCCTCCTGGCCGTGTCGCAAGACCCGATGGTCGACGTCGGTCCGCGCCGTGACAAGCGCAACTCCATGCAGGTATACGTGACCATGGGTATCGGCGCTACGCGTATGGAGGAACAAGGTGTTGTCGAAATCAAGGTCGACGAAGCCGTCCTGTAATCAACCGAACTAAGGAGAATCGAACATGGCAAACAGCACTACGACGCAAGTAGCTGGCATCCTGTCCGTGCCCCCGACTCCCCAGAAGGTTGGGGACATCGGCGGTCGCGTACGCACGCTGCAGGGCAACTTCGCTCTGCCCGCGTTGCCGGTCAACGACACCATCTGCATTGGCAAGTTGCCGAAAGGCGCACGCCTGCTTCCTCAGTCCTGCATCGTGATTAGCACGGCGCAGGGTGCTACAACTCTGTCTGTTGGCTCCGCCCCGAGTCAAGCTAGTGGACAACTGGTTGGCACCATCACAGCGACAAAGTACGGCTCTGCTCGTACGTATACTACGGCTGCAGCCCCGTTGTTCCTCGACCAGGTTACCGACCTCGGTGTGGAAATCGCCAATGCTTACGGTGAAGACATCTACATTACGATTGGCACCGCCACGGCGACACCTGGCACGCTCAAGTCGTTCCTGCAGTATGTGGTTGACTAATCAGCTGCAGCTGAGCCTTTGCCGTGATGCGCTCCTCCAAAGGGCCATCACGGCCTTTTCGGAGGAGCCATGGCCAGTTCGATTACGGAGATTGCTAACTTAGCGCTGACATACATTGGAGCGGATTTAATCACCTCACTGGATGATCCGCAAAAGTCAGCTATTCTCATCAAGCAAAATTGGCCGATCTGCCGGGATGCTGTTCTACGCGCCTACCCATGGAACTGCGCAGTAAAACGCGACGTCCTGGCACCGCTTGCTGACCAACCCGCATACGGTTGGTCATATTCGTTTCTGCTGCCCCCGGACTGCCTCAGAACCCTTGGACTCGAGTCCGATGAACCCTTCACGATTGAGGGTCGCAAGCTGCAGTGCAATTCCAACGTCATTAAGATCAAGTACATCGCGCGTGTAGAAGATCCGAACGAGTACGACGCCTTGCTGTCTCAGGCCCTTGCGGCCTACCTGGCGCACCTGCTGGCAATGCCCATTGTTCAGTCAAACTCGCTCAAGGAGCAGATGTGGGAGCAGTATAAGCTGGCGGTACGTGAAGCCCGCTCTGTTGATGCGCAGGAAAATTCACTGCAGATGGTTGAAGCTACTGATTGGCTGGAGTCGCGGTAATGACTCGCGCGTCAATCATCCAGACCAACTTCACCACAGGTGAGATGTCCCCGCGGCTGATGTCTCGGGTTGACGTTCAAAAATACCAGAACGGTTGCGAGTTGCTGGAGAACTTCTTGATCATGCCGCATGGCGGTGTGACCAAACGCCCAGGATTCCGATTCATTGCAACCACAAAAACGACGGCTGATACTTGGCTGATTCCGTTTAAGTTCTCAACCATCCAAGCCTACATCATTGAGTTTGGTGCAGGCTATTTTCGATTCTTCAAGGACGGCGGTCAGATTCTTAGCGCGGGCGTTCCGTATGAGCTTGCGCACACGTACACGCAAGATCAGTTAGGTAGCGTCAAGTTCGTTCAGTCGGCTGACGTGCTGTTCATGTTCCATCCGCAGGTTAAACCCAAGAAGTTGTCTCGTACAGGGCACACCAGCTGGACGTTCACGGACTTTGAGTTCAAGGACGGTCCATACATGGACGTCAACTCCGACACCGCCAAGAAATTAGCTGTCAGCGGTACAGCTGTTGGTCCAGTCACGATTACAGCCACAGGCCATTCTCCATTTGCAGCAACTGACGTTGGGCGCCTAGTGCGCATCGGTCCGTCTACGGCCTGGTCATGGGCAGTCATCACATCGTTCACGAGTGCCACACAGGTAACAGCTGATCTTAAGGTAGCGGCTTCTTCAACAAGTGCCACGTCTGATTGGCGTCTTGGCGCCTGGTCCGACACCACTGGCTGGCCGTCGCTAGCAACATTCTTCGAGGAGCGTTTGTGGTTCGCGAATACCACGCAGCAGCCACAAACGGTCTGGGCCACGCGTTCTGGCGATTTCAATAACTTTGCACCGTCAGATGCTGCCGGTAAGGTGCTTGACGATTCAGGGCTCAACTACACGCTGAGCACTGATGACGTGAACTCTATTCGTTGGATGGTTCCAGGAAAAGTCCTGACGATCTTGACGGACTCAGGCGAATTTACAGTCTCGGCCAGTTCGCTGTATGAGGCGATTACGCCAACGAATGTGCGTGTCATTCGTGAAACTGCGCGAGGAGCTGCTAATGTTAAGCCTGTACTGGTGGATAAGAATCTGCTCTTCTGGCAGAGGGCGCGTCGGAAGCTTCGCGAATACTTTTATGATTTTAACGTTGATGGCTTCCGATCTAACGATGTTACGATTCTTTCTGAGCATATTACGCTGGGTGGAATGACCAGCATGGACTACCAGCAAGAGCCGCACTCCATTGTGTGGAGCGCTCGAGCTGACGGCCAGTTGATCGGCTTCACGTATAACAAGGAGCAGGAAGTCCTTGGCTGGCACCGCCACATCCTCGGTGGCGCAGACGCGCACGTAAAGCACGTGGCCTGCATACCTGGGGCGGATAACGATGAGCTCTGGGTGGTCACCACCAGGACCATTGACGGCGGGACCAAACAGTACATTGAGAGACTAGACCATGAGTTCTATCCGAGTTCATCCGAGGATAAGGATGGTGCGTTCTTTGTGGATTGTGGCCTCTCTTATAACGGAACCCCAATAACCCTTGTCTCCGGTCTAGATCACCTCAAAGGGGAAACGGTATCCATCCTCGGTGATGGCTCGGTGCGCGCCCCCAAGGTGGTTAACAGTTCTGGTCAAATCACGCTCGATCGTCCTGCGTCCGTTATCCACATTGGTCTAGCCTATACGGCGAAGTTGCGGTCTATTCGTTACGAGGCCGGTGGTAATGAGGGTACGGCTCAGACAAAAACTGGGCGTGTCCAGCGCCTGGGTTTGCGGCTGCTCAATACGCTAGGGTTGAAGTTCGGTCCGTCTGAGGACAAGCTTCAGGAGATTCAGTTCCGGATGGGCTTTCATAAGATGGATCAGTCTCCGCCGCTGTTTACTGGGGATCAGGTAGTGAATTTCCCAGGGGACTACGATCGTAGCCGTCAAGTTACACTCGTAGCAGATCAACCGTATCCATGCACGATTACTGGCCTAGTACCGTGGATGGTGGTCTACGAATAAGGAGGGCACATGGCCGTCGCTACGTCAACGGCTATGCTAGCCTCTACGGCGGCATCAGCGTTCTCAAACATCTGGGCTGGGCAGCAAGGTAAGGCTGCGGCAGAGTTCAACGCCAAGCAAGCAGAGCTAGACGCCGATCTGGCCAAGCAGCAGGCTGCGTTTGAGGAACGTAATTTCAGAGCGGGTGTTGATCGATTGCTTGGTCAACAACGCGCAGGTTACGCTAAGGCGGGTGTCCAGATGACCGGCTCAGCGCTGGACGTCGCGCAAGATACTACGATGCAGTCTGAAATGGACGCCCTGCTTATTCGCTATAACGGGATAATCAAGTCCAATGGTTATAGAACACAGGCGGCATTGCAGCGCTTGCAGGGGGCCTCAGCTAAAACGCAAGGGTTCATGAGCGCCACAGGATCTATCCTGACAGGTTACGCCCAGTGGAGCAACATGCAGGACCAACTGAAAGCAAATCCTGTATACCAGCCCACGTACACGGGGGCTGGGTTGAAATTGCCGTCAGCTCCGAATCTGGACTACATGGGCGGTGGGCAGGGAGTGAGGATTAAATAATGCCGAAAATCGATACCTATCAAGCGCGAGGATCCCTGCAAGGGGCCGGCAACAATCCGGACATGC